CCGAATTACCTTGGACAGGACTGGCAATTATGTGCTGCCCGGAGACTGGCGGTCGCAAGCGTCACGAATGGTTCTCGGTCAGATCGAACCCGATTACCAGCTGCTGGGGCAGGCGGTGTTCAAGCTCATCTGCGAGAACTCGAACCAGTCAATGAACTTCCAGCATGAGCGCAGAAATCTGGAACGCAAGATTGCCGAGCAGCGTCGCGAGCTTCGCATGCTCAAGAAGTCGCCGAAGCGGCCGTACCTACACATGATGGACGGAACAGAACCTGACACCGCGAGGACATCGCCTTGACCGCCCCTCCCCCCGATGGCGTGGATTGCAGCCCTGTCGCCAGATGCAGTTGCTGTGGTCTATCGATCATGGAAGGCGAGAGCTTCCATATCATCGATGGCGCAACAAGGCATGCCATGTCCAGATGTGTGGAGCTGCTGCGCGCTCGCGTAACGGAGCTGAGGCGCGCCCCAACAACAACGTGGATCTGCTACGCGCATGGTTCACGACGCAAAACCCAATGCTTGGCAACACCTCACCGCTGGACATGTGCAAGATGGGTCGCGGAATGAAGCTGGCACAGTTTGTTGAGAACGCGATCGAGGAAGCATCACCGGCGAGGTCCGCGCCATGAGCACCACACGCAAGCAGAAACGCCGCGAACTGATGGCCGCGCTGATCGAGGCGGCATGCGGAACTAATCAAAGCACTCGCACCATGCGGTCGGTGAATCGCTCTGTGGAACAGCGCAAGCGGGCGCAATTCAGGGGAAGCCGATGAGCACCGAAGCGAGCGTGGAGGGGCTGCCGAGGTGGCCGGAGAAGCGATCAACGATTACCGACAGGTATTACAGCCTCGGCGAACGGCTTTGCATTGAGCGTGAATGGACGAACGCCCTTCGCGCACGGCTGGCGCTGGCTATCGAGACGATGAATGCAGAGCGCGAGAATATCCTCGATGTCATCGGCTATACCGAACGAGCCAAGAAGCTCGGCGTGATCATTGCGGAATGTCGGGAGCCCTCCCATGGGTAGCACCAAAGCCCCTCCCCGCTGGCCCATCAGGCTGATCTACGGCATCTCTACCGCGATTCTGGTCTATGTCGCCGTGATTGTGGGGCGGGGATGACCGGGCGCATCGACTGGGCGGCTGTGATGGCGCAGCTCAGGGAACGGGGCATGAGCTATCCCCAGCTGCACAGAGCCACCAGCATTCCCGTGGGTACGCTGTACAACCTAGCCAACAACCTCACCCAGGAGCCGGGCCATTCAGGCGGTGAAAGGCTATTGGCGCTGCTGAATGCGGTCAGTGAACCAGCCTGCAATCTTTCAGACTCTGAAAGGCTAACGCACTGACACTCTTCGACCAGCTATGCCAGCTGGACGACCAAGCGACTACACCCCGGAATTGGCTGACCGAATCTGTGAGCGGCTCGCAGAGGGCGTGAGCCTGCGTACCGTGTGCATGGCTGACGACATGCCGGATGCGAGCACCGTATTCAGGTGGCTGCGCACGAATACCGAATTCTGCGAGCAATACACGCGCGCGAAACAGGAGTCAGCTGACGCGCTCGTTGACGAAATGACCGACATCGCGGACGACGGCACCAATGACTGGATGGAGGAGAAGGACCGCGAGGGCGAAATCAAGGGTTGGCGGGAGAACGGCGAGGCCATCCAGCGCAGCCGGCTCCGCGTTGAAACTCGCAAGTGGATCGCGGCCAAGCTGAAGCCGAAGAAATACGGCGACAAGGTCGAGCATGAACACAGCGGCAAGATCACGCTGGAGGAGATCATCGCGGGCGCGGGTGGTGCTGGATGAGCGAGCTTGAAGACGCTGTAGCGCGTGTCCGCCGCTGGCGCCTTGATCCCGTCGCATTCGTCCGCGAGAACTTCGAGGTTGAGCCTGACGCGTGGCAGATCGATGCCTTGAATGCAGTAGGCGGCGATTACAGCGTCAAGCGCCGATTGTGCATGAAAGCCTGCACCGGCCCCGGCAAGTCCGCGGTGCTCGCGTGGATCGGCTGGCACCGCCTCGCATGCTTTGCCGCGAAGGGCGAGCACCCCAAGGGTGCAGCACTATCGAGCACCGGTGACAACCTCAAGGACAACTTGTGGGCGGAATGTGCGAAGTGGCAGACCCGTTCGAAGTTCCTGTCCGCCGCGTTCACCTGGACCAAGGAACGGATCTACGCCAACGACCATCCAGAAACGTGGTTTTTGTCCGCACGGTCCTTCGCCAAGGATGCTGACGCCGAGGCGATAGGCCGAGCATTGTCTGGGCTGCACAGCAAGTTCCCGTTCATCCTGCTGGATGAGACCGGCGACATGCCGGTGTCTGTGGGTCGGGCCGCAATGCAGATATTCACGGGGATGCCGCTGGACGCGCTGATCGCACAGGCGGGAAACCCAACAAGCACCGATGGTCTGCTCTACGACTCGTGTACGAACGGCGCGGCGATGTGGAAGATCATCACCATTACCGCAGATCCAGACGACTCCAAGCGCACACCTCGGGTGAGCATTGAGCATGCGCGCGAGATGATCGCGACCCAAGGCCGCGACAATCCGTGGGTGATGGCGACGATCTTGGGACTGTTCCCGCCCGCCGGCTTCAGGTCGTTGCTTGGCATCGAGGAAGTCACTGCCGCCATGGGCCGGCATATCGGGCTGGACAAGTACCAGCACGCCGCACGCGTCATTGGCGTGGATGTGGGACGGTTCGGTGACGACCCGAGCGTCATGTTCCCTCGGCAGGGCTTGGCCGCATTCATGCCTACGACCTTGCGCAACGTGAATTCCGAAGTCGGCGCGGGATTCGTGCAGCGCAAGTGGACCGAATGGAACGCGGATGCATGCTTTGTGGACGGCACTGGCGGATACGGCGCCGGCTGGATCGACATGCTGGGCACTCTGGGCCGCACCTGCTTCGACGTGCAGTTTGCTGGTCGCGCAACAGACCCGAAGTATTACAACAAGCGTGCCGAAATCTGGTGGGAAGGCTGCCAGTGGGTGAAGGACGGCGGGTGCCTGCCGAATGTCCCCGAGCTGATCGGCGAGCTGACTGTGCCTACGTACTCGTTCAAGGGAGACAAGCTCATCGTCGAGGACAAGGACCAGGTCAAGAAGCGCCTTGGCCGTTCACCGAACTACGCCGATGCGCTGTTTACCACGTTCGCGGAACCCGTGCATGTGGACCGCAGATTCGCGGGCTACGAGCACCTGATCAATCAGTCGATGGCAGGCAAGTGCAAAACGGATTACGACGTGTTCAATCGAGGCATGTAATGGGCGACAGCATCAAACCCAAGAACGCACTCAAGTCCACCGGACTTGCGTCTATCGGCCTGCCGCAGATTGGCGCAGATTCAGCCAGCGGCACCAGCACAGCAGGCCTGTTCCGCCACGCCAATGCAGCGATGCCGCATACCTGGCTACTTGGCAAGAAAGACTCGGCCAAGTACGACCTCGGCGGACAGATCGTTGGGGCCTACGACAACACGTACTACAAGCCCGAGGACCAGCCCCAGATCCCGTACACCGATCCGCTGGCAGGCTCCATGCAAGCCCGTGACATCCAGCGCAGGCGCGCAAGACTGGCACAGGGTGTCGCAAGCACCATCCACGCGGGCTCCCTCGCCAAGCCTGTCAGCACCGCGCCTGCCGCGCTGTTGGGCTCATGAGCGCCGTCGCGTCAGCTGTGCAGGCTGAGTCCGCCAATCGGCGCACGAAGCGAAGGCTCGCGGATATGAAGTCCGCTCGAGATTCGTGGGACGACCACTGGCGCGAGTTGCAGGACTGGTTCACCCCACGTCGTGGACGGTGGCTCGACAAGGACCAGCAGAGCAATCGAGGCAGCAAGCGCAACCAGAAGCTGGTAGATCCTGAACCGCGATTCTGCGCCCGCACGCTCGGGGCCGGCATGCACGCGGGAGCCACGAACCCGGCTATGCCGTGGTTCAAGCTGGTCACCCCAGACCCTGAGATGATGGAGTTTCCTGCTGTCAGCCAGTGGCTGTACGCGGTCGAGAACATCCTTCGCGACATCTTCGAGCGCTCCAACCTGTATTCGGTGCTTCCCAGTGTGTACACCGATGCCGGGGTATATGGCACATCGCCGGTGTTCATGCCCGAACACCCTACGAAGGTCGTGACATTTACTCCCAAGCCCGTGGGCAGTTACTACCTCGCCTGCAATTCTGAAGGCGTGATCGACACGATGTACTGCGAGTACCAGATGTCGGCGCGCAACATGGTCAACGACTTCGGCGAGTTGAGGGTGAGCGATTCGGTCAGGACCGCCGTGCGTAATAATACCGGCGAGCAGCTGAACAGCGTTCTGCACGCGGTGGAGCCCAACGAGGGACGCAAGTACGGCGCCTACGACAACCGCAACATGCGCTGGTCGTCCAACTACTTCGAGGCCAAGGGCAACGACGACAACTCCCTGCGGCTTTCAGGCTTTGAGGACAATCCCGTTGCGACCCTGCATTGGGAGCGCACAGAGATCACCGATCCCTACGGCTCAAGCTGTGCCATGGACGGGCTTGGCATGTCCAAGGCCCTCCAAGTGCAGACGAAGCAGAAGGCCAAGGCTACCGACAAGTGGGTCGATCCTCCAATGGTTGCCGATCCTGCGCTGAAGAATCAGCCGTCGTCGCTGATTTCTGGCGACATCACGTACTCAGGCTTCACGCCGAATGGTTCGGCACCGAAGTTCCAGCCCGCCTATATCATTGCCGCGCAGGGCATTCCAGCGGTCGCGGCGGACATCGCGGACTCCCGCCGGCAGATCCAGCGTGCGATGTTCTACGACCTGTTCTACGCCATCACGCTGGCCGACCCTCGCAATGCGTCCGTGCCGGAGATCGACGCCCGCCGGCAGGAGCAAATCCTGGGACTTGGGCCTGTTCTGTACAACGTGTCCATGTTCGCCAAGCAGTTCATCGACCGTACATTCTACGTCGGCATGCGGCAGGGCAGATTCCCGCCGCCGCCCCCCGAGCTGGCGAATCTGGACATCAAGATCGAGATGCGCGGCACGCTCGCTCAGGCGTTCAAGGCGATCACTGGCAACACCATCGAGCGCTTCATGGGCTACGTGGGCATGGTCGCCAAGTATCAGGCCGACAGCGGCTCCGCGGTCACAGCGTGGGACAAGGTCGATGCGGAGCAGTCCATTGACGAAATGGGTCTGGCGCTGGGTGTTCCGCCATCCGTGATCCGCAGTGACGACGATGTCGAGCAGATCCAGAAGGATCGCGCCGCACAGCAGGCCCAGCAGCAGCAGATGGCCGCAGCTGCACCGCTCAAGGACATGGCGCAGGCAGCCAAGGCGGCGAGCGAGACGCAATTGGGCACTGGTAGCGCGCTGGATGCTGTTGCGAGTGCCGCATGACCGACAAGCCAATTCCCAACGCCGCCGACGAAACGCAGGTCAAGGACCGCAAGCGCAACGCCAAGAACGCGGCCGAGCTGCAACGTTCTGACCTCGTGACGCTGCTTAAGCTGCCGGAGTTCAGGCGCTACGTGTGGCGGCACTGGAATGAAACGTGCGGCTTTCCATTGCGCTCTGCCGCGAACCCGAACGGCAGCCAGCAGTCGCTGAACATCGGCATGCAGGACGTGGCGCGCGTGATGTGGGCGGAGATTGAAGCGGCGGACCCGCTGGTGATCCCGCAGATGATGGTTGAGACATGGGAGGCGCAGCAGAAGTGAGCGAAGTGCGCCTCAAGACGCGAGAGTTTCGCCGGCAACTGGCTGAGATTGCAGCCAGCGCTCGCTCGCATCCTGCGGTGCTGCTCAAACACGGCGAGCCGGCGGCCGTATTGATCTCTGTCGAGGACTACCGCGAGCTACTGTTGCTGCGTCGAGGTGTGTACACACTTACGCCGATGCGCTCATAAGCCGCGTAGTTTCGCGACTGCCTGCACTTGCAGGCACTTCGTGAGACCGTTGTGGCTGACCCCGTTGCAGATCCAACACCATCTCCTGCTGCTTCGCCGGTAGCCGATCCCCCCGCAACGCCTGTTGCTGACCCGACTGCGAACCCCGCCGCTCCTGTCGCCGATCCGGCGAAGGTCGCGGAACCCACCAAGCCCGTCATCCCCGAGAAGTACGACTTCACGGCCCTGAAGCTGCCCGAAGGCATTGCTCTGAATCCAGTGCTTGTCGATGCGGTCGCTCCGGTGCTGCGTGAACTCGGCATGACTCAGGACGGCGCGAACAAGCTTGTGGAGGCCCATGCAAAGGCCACTGCCGAGCTGTTCAAGGCCGACGAAACCAAGCGTGAAGAGGACTTCAAGGCGTTCATGGCTCAGCGAGCCAAGGACAACCTTGCGGCGATCCGCACCGAATGGGGCGCGCAGCACGACGCGAACCTCGCCACTGCACAGAAGGGCATGGCGCGTGTGTTCAGTCCGGCAGCCAAGGCACTGCTCGATGAAACCGGGCTGGGCAACCACCCCGAGTTCCTGAAGGCATTCCTCGCGGTGGGAAAGATGGTCAGCGAAGACACGCCGCCGAATGGCGGGCTTCCCAATGGCGCGCAGCACAAGGGGCTGGAAAGCCTCTACACCGCGTCCCCGACGAATTGAAGGAGATGTAGATGTCCACTCTCGACGCAATCCACCCGACGCTGCTTGACGTTGCGCGGCGCCTGAACCCGCAGGGAAGTGTCGAAACTTCCATCGCGGAGATCCTGAACGAGACGAACGAAGTGCTCGACGACATGGTGTGGAAGGAGGGCAACCTTCTGACCGGCCATCGCGGCATCATCCGCACCGGCATTCCGGCGATCACGTTCCGCAAGCTCTACGGCTACACCCAGCCGACCAAGAGCACCACGGCCGTCATCACCGACACCACGGGCATGATGGAGGACTACAGCGAGATCGACAAAGCCCTCGCTGACCTGAACGGCAACGCTTCGGCGTTCCGTGCTACGGAAGACCGTGCGAAGATCGAGGCGTTTTCGCAGAAGCTCTCCGACACGCTGTGGTACGGCAACGAAGCCACGACTCCTGAAGAGTTCACCGGGTTTTCGCCGCGCTTCAACGATCAGGCCGCGGAGAACGGCGGCAACATCATCACCTCTGCCGCGACTCCGGACAGCACGGACAACGCGTCCATCTGGCTTGTGGTGTGGGGCGACAACGTCCACGGCATCTACCCGAAGGGCTCGAAGGCCGGCATTCAGGCCACCGACAAGGGTCAGGTCACCATCGGCAGCCCTTCCACGGGCTACTACGAGGGCTACCGCACGCACTTCCGCTGGGACTGCGGCCTGCACGTCAAGGACTGGCGCTACGTCGTCCGGATCAACATCGATGCCGAAGACCTGCTGAAGAACGCGGCCACCGGCCCCGATCTGATCGACCTGATGTCGCAGGCCATCGACCTGGTGCCGAACATCAACGCGGGCCGGCCGGTGTTCTACGCCAACCGCACGATTCGCGGGTTCATCCGCCGGCAGATCATGAACAAGACGGTGAACAGCACGCTGTCAATCGAGCAGATCACCCGGGCGAACGGCGCCAACATTCGCGTGCCGATGTTCGACGGTATCGCGATCCGCCGCAGCGATGCGCTCCTCAACAACGAGTCTGGCATCTAAGCCCGCCTCCAAGGAGAACCAACATGATCCTCGATGACTTTCTCGAATTCGCCGAAGATGTCTCGGTAGCCGCTGCTGCGGGTACCGCGCTGATCGGTGATGTGGTTGACCTGGGCTCGGCGGCCCGCGACATCGGCAACGGTGACCCGCTGTATCTGGTGATCCAGACCGGCAGCGTGGAAATCATCACTGCCGGCGCTGCGGGTACCCTGAAGTTCCAGCTGGTGTCCGACGCGCAGGCTGCGATTGCCACTGACGGTTCGGCAACGGTGCACTACGACACCGGCACGCTGGTGACCGACGACGCGGCGGCGAACGATTCCAAGTTCAACGTCGGCGGCCTGATCGCGGTCGTGGCGCTGCCGATGGAGGGCAACGTGTACGAGCGCTACCTGGGCATCCTCGCGATCACGGCGACCACCACGACCACGGCCGGCAAGATCAACGCCTTCCTGACTCGCGATGTCGCGAAGTGGAAAGCCTACACCGACTTCACCTGAGGTGATCCATGGCTGAACTGCAAGTCGTGGCTCTCCAGCCGGGCTACCGCAAGTCCACGGCATCTCGCGTGGCGACGGGCGACATCTTCACGCTGGACGATGTCGCCCTGTCGAAGCTGAAGAAGGACAAGGATGGCAAGCCCATCCTGCCGAAGTGGTTGAAGGCAGCGCCGGATGCTGCTGCGGCCCGCGCTGAATCAGTGGCCGTGAAGGCGGCCGAGGACAAGCGAGGACTTGCGGCAGCCATGGCGGCCAGCGGAGGCGCGGCGGCCAAGCAGAAGGCCAAAGACATCGCCGACCAGCTCGGGGGCTAGTCCATGGCACTGGCCGGCTACGACATCGAGAAAGCCGAGACCTTCGGGTTCAACTCGGCTGTTCAGGTGGCGAAGTGGAATCCACTGACCACGACTGATGATGCAGGTGAGGCTGTTGCCCTTGCCGGATCTGCTGACCGCTGCGTGCAGTTCTCCGGCGAGTTCGACGGCGCCACAGCCAAGCTGTGGGGCTCCAACTTCGCCAGCCCAGATCCAGCCACGGATCTCGACTGGTTCCAGCTGACTGACGCGCAGGGCAATCCCATAACCCGCACCGATCCAGGCGGTGAACAGGTGCTGGAACTGACCCGCTGGATTCGCCCGAAGATCACGGGTGGCGGCGCCTCTACGGCCATCATCACCCGTCTACTGATGAGGCGCGGATGAGCTACCGGGAAGCCAAGGCTGCTGCTGAGAAGCTGGGCGCGTTCCTCGCGACGTTAGCGCGCGTCCAGACTGTACTGGAAGCGGCTGCGAAGGCCGAGCAGGAAGAGGCCGGCTTTGCAGACCGCCTGAAGCGCGCAGAAGCCGCCACGCTTGCCGCCGAGACGAAGGCCGAGCAGACCCGCGCTGCCGCCGAAAGTGCCGCGCAGGCCGTCACAGAAGCCCGTGACGAAGCCGTGCGTATCGTGAGCGAGGCCAATACTCGGGCCGCTGGGATTGTGGCTGAAGCGCGCAAGACTCACGGTGAAGTGCTGGAGGCGGCCAACGCCGCAAACGAGCTGTCGAAGTCAGCCACAGCTACAGCGCGCCGCGAGATCGCCGAGGCACATGCGGCCCGCGATGCTGCGCTCGCAGAACTGGCCGACATCAACGCCCGCATCGAGCAAGCCAAGGCGGACGCGCGCCAGCGATTTGGGGGTTAACGCCCCATGCAAGCCATTCCACATGGCTGTCGAGTGGTGAGTCGATGAACGCCGTCCTCGCCCAACGCCCTCGGCGTCGCCGGTTCTTCCAGGAGAGCTTTACTTTCCCGTCTGCCCAAAATCCCATCGCAAGTGGTTGGCAGAACAACAGCGATTACTACACGAAAGCTCGTGTTGGCGGTGCTGGGAACTGCTACGGGTTGCAGCCAAACCCGTTCGTCACCGACCAGTATCAGGACGCCTACGCTTACCGCTTGGGCTACGACCCATTCGAGCAGTACGTGGAGATCGTTGCGAAGGTCGGTACGACCGCAGGCCAGCAGGAGATCGAGTGCCTGTTGAACTGGGTAGATACGAACAACACCACGAGCGGCTATGAGTGCGGGATCTCGAATAACGGCCAGTATGCGTTCATCAATCGCGCGAAGGGCGTGACGCTCAGCGGTCCTGCTGACATATCCAACTACGACGAGTGTGTTCAAGTGCTTGGCGTGGTGTCCGTAACCAACGGCATGCTCATCAAGGCGTGGCGCAAGAACTACACCATTCACTTCTGCTATGGCGGGACCTCGCTGACATTGGACGGTACGGACATTGTCAGCCCATTCGATTGCACCTCTGGTGGCCGCATTCCGATGTCCGGAGGTGGTCCTGGAATTGGGTTCTTCTCTGGCACTGGCGCGGCGGCTAACGACCAGTTCGGCATCTCGGCCTGCAAGACGATGAACGTGCAATGACCACGATCTACCTCACCACTGCGGATACCAGTCCGTGGACCGTTCCCGCTGACTGGAACAATTCAGATAACACCATCGAGGTGATCGCTGCTGGCGGCGGCGGGTCTTCTGGCGCCACCAACGTATCGCAGGGAGCCGGTGGTGGTGGCGGCGCGTATTCGAAGATCACCAACCTCACGCTTACCCCGAGCGGTACCGCTGCTTTTCAGGTCGGCACGGGTGGTGCAAACGGCACCAACGGAAGCCCGAACGGCAGTGCTGGTGGAGATACGTGGTTCAACGGCGCATCCCTTGGCGCGTCGAGTGTTGGAGCTAAGGGCGGCGGCGGTGGACAGAGCAACGGAACGCCTGGCGCAGGCGGCGCTGCGGCCTCTGGCGTCGGCACCACGAAGAACAGCGGTGGCTCCGGTATAGATCCGGCTGGACTCGGGGCTGGCGGAACGGGCGGTGGTGGTGCCGCCGGACCGCACGGAAATGGCAAGGATGGTGGCGCGCAAGATCCTACCAATTCAGGGTATGGCGGAACTGGAGGCGGCGCAGCTGACAACGGATCGGCAGGTGTCATTGCGCCTGCCAGCTACAACGGTTCCGCAGGTGGCGCAGCACAAGACTCAACCGCGGGGGGAACCGCAGGGGCTGGCGGCACGACGCCTACCGCTGGCGGAGCCGGCTCGCATGGGTCTGGTGGTGGCGGTGGTGGTTCTGGTGATCCCGGTGATGCCGCCAGCGCGGCAGGCGGTGCCGGTGGCGCCGGCATCGCATTCGACGCGACCCACGGGCCCGGCGGTGGCGGTGGTGGTGGCGGCGGCTCTACCAACGCCACGAACAACGGCGGAGCGGGCGGAGCGGGCGGCGGCTACGGCGGCGGTGGCGGTGGTGGTGGCTATTCGCAGAACGGCACCCAAGGTTCCGGCGGAGCGGGTGCCGGCGGACTGATCGTTATCACGTACACGCCAGCTGCCGGTGGCGGCGGGAAACCTTGGCCGCACTACGCACGAATGATGGGGAATTGAAGTGCACAGCTACCTCAAGCAGTCCACAGCGTCTCAGAGCAGGTCGATAGGGCCGTTCCTCGATGACACGGACTTCAAAACCGCCGAAACCGGCCTGACCATCGCGAACACCGATATCAAGCTGATGATTAACGGCGCGGCGAGCGCCAACAAGAACTCAGGCGGCGGTACGCATCGCGCGAATGGTGTCTATGGCATCACCTTCGATGCGACGGACACGGCAACAGTGGGCGAAATCTTCGTGTCTGTCGTGGTGTCTGGAGCGCTCCCCGTGTTCGCCACCTTCGTGGTGGTAGAAGAAGCCGTCTACGACATGCTGTTCGGCGCCAGCGCGCTCGGATACATAGCCAATGCTCCGGTCAATGTCGCGCAGATCAGCGGCGATGGTACGGCTGCCGACAACCTCGAAAATGCCTTCGATGACACAGCCGGCGCTGTTCCGTGGCAGGGACTTTCTGACCAAGGCACGGCACAGGCTGCCGGAGCGACATCGATACAGTTTCGCGCCGGCTGTCCGTTCACCGCTGATGATGTCTGCATTGGCCAAACTGTTTGGGCGTTCGGATCGACGCAAGGGTACTGGCAGGATCTGATCATTACGGATTATGTGGCGGCGACAAAAACAGCCACGGTCGATGGCTGGGTTGTCACCCCAAGCGGCACCATTTCATACAAGGTCGCAATGACCGCTCCGGCCAGCGGTAGCGGTTCTGGCGGCCTTGACGCTGCGGGAACTCGTGCCGCACTCGGGATGGCGTCGGCCAACCTCGACACGCAGTTGTCCGGATTAAGCACGAAGCTCGACACCATCGACGATTTCGTGGATACCGAGATCGCGGCGATCAAGGCGAAAACAGACAACCTGCCGAGCGATCCGGCTGATGAGTCGCTGATCATTGCTGCCACGGACGCGATCATGAGCCGCATAGGAGCGCCGGTTGGCGCCTCGATCAGTGCTGACGTGGCCGGCGTGCAGGCCGACACCGACAACATCCAGACGCGCCTTCCGGCGGCGCTTGTAGGCGGGCGCATGGACGCCTCTGTGGGCGCCATGGCGGCCAACACCATGACCGCGGCTGCCGCTGCTGCTGACCTGACCACGGAGCTACAGAGCGGACTGGCGACGGCCGCCGCACTGGCAACGACTGATGGCAAGGTGGATGGCATTAAGGCCAAGACCGACAGCCTCACGTTCACCACTGCCGGCATGGTCGATGCGGCTATTAAGCGAGTTGGCAATACCACGCTGAACGCTGCTGGCACTGGCGGGCAGGGCTACGGTGCCTAAGTGGCTGACACCGGAGTCACAGTATGGGCGGCGGGGTTCTGGGCCGATGACTTATGGGCCGTGGACTTCTGGGCAAACGGCACGGCTACAGCTGTATTCCCCGATCCTGCCGATGTCACCGCAGGCGTCACCTACGGCCCCACGGGCGCCGACTTCACCGGCACCAAGACTGGCGGCGGCGGCAGTTACATGAGGCGCAGGTAATGGACATCACCAGCTGGGCCAACACCACGCTTGGTCGCCTAGGCATCGGCAAGACTATCCAGTCATTGTCGGAGAACTCGGTCGAAGCGAAGACACTGAACCGCGTCTACGTGCAAGTCAGGCAGGAAGTCCTGCGCGCGTTTCCGTGGGGATTCGCGCTGTGGGCTGAAGCCTTGGCGGAAGTCGCTGACCAGACCTTCCCGGGCTGGACCTACGTGTACCAGTACCCAAACGGCTGCCTGAACATGCGCGCGGTCGGGGATGAATCCGGCATGCGCCGCGTGCGTGGCTTGGCGCTGTGCAATGACCCGTGCTACTGGAGCGAGATCCAGCAGATACGCATCCCCTGGCAGAAGGCGCTCAAGACCGACGGCACGTCTCAGGTGCTACTGACCGATGTCGCAACCGCGTGGGGCTTCTACACGCACGACGTGACCAATGTCGGCGCGTGGGACATCGATTTCGGTTCTGTACTGTCATGGCGCTGGGCCATGGAGGCTGGCGGCCCATTGCAGGCCAAGGCTGATTTCATCACTACCGCGCGCGATAACTACATCGGATGGATGTCTCAAGCCGCCGCCGCTGCGATGAACGAACAGAAGGACGATGCTCAGGCCGAGCCTGAGTCCATCGCGTGTCGCCGCTGATGCCAAAGCTCTCACAAGTCAGCTTCGGGCGAGGGGAGATCAGTCCCAGCTTGAGCGAGCGCGCGGACTTGCAGATGTTCGCTGCCGCCGTGACGACGTGCCGCAACTTCTTCATCCGGCCGACTGGCGGGGCGAGTAATCGGGCGGGACTTGAGTTCGTATATGCGCTGAATCCTGACAGCCTGGCCGCGCTGATTCCGTTTATCTACAGCACAGACATCGCCTACATGCTGGTGTTTCAGGAAGAGAACGCGCGTGTGTTCCACGATGGCGCATTCGTCCAGAATGCCGCAACAGCGACGATCACCAACATCACGGAGACCTTCTCGGCTCCGTACTACGTGTTGGAGTTCACCACTTCTGGCGCACATGGCTTCACTGCCGGGCAGCTGGTCACGGTCTCGGCCGTCGTTGCTACTTACGATTTCGCGATTGCTAACGGGACATGGACGATTCAGGCGGTTCCGGCGGCCAACAAGTTTTGGGCCATCTTTCATCCAAACCCGTATACCGGCGCTTACGTGAGCGGCGGTGTTGCGACGGTTCCCTACGAGCTGACCACGCCGTATCAGAGCGATGAGCTGGCGGATTTGCGATACACGCAGAGCGCGGACGTTCTGACGCTCACGCACTACACGTATCCGCAGGCGGAGATTACGCGCCTGAGCGCGAGCACATTCTCCTACGATGAGATCGACGATTTCACCGGAGGCCCGTTCCTCGACGACAACGTGACCGCAACGACCATGCAGGCCAATGCTGCAACGGGTGTCGTTACGATCACGGCATCCGCGCCCGTATTCACAGCCGACCATGTCGGTGCACTGATTCGCCTGACCGCAGAGGATCTGTCCTCATACAAGCCGTGGGAGCCCGGAAAGCACATTGCGGCCTCGACTGTAGATCCGGACGGCGAGATCCGCACATTTAACGGCAAAGTTTATGTGGCAGCCGGGAATGCTGCGGCTCCGGCGAGCGGGACCTACACGGGAACCATCCCGCCGAATCACGACGACGGCACAGAGTTGGATGGTGATCTCGGCCTCTACAACGGTACAGCCGCAACTCGTGCCGGCGTCAGTTGGGCCTTTCAGAGCAACCTATTCGGTATTGCGCGGATCACCGCAATTGGCGGCGGCGGAACAACTGCCACGGCCACGGTGATCGAGCAGCTGCCATCCGTGGTGGTATCGACCACGACAACTGTCTGGGCTCTCGGCGCGTGGAGCGAGGATCAGGGGTATCCGGCACTCTGCACGTACTTCGCGGACCGCCTGGTATTCGCCAATTCCATCGGCCAGCCACAGACGGAATGGGCCAGCAAGACTGGCGACTATCACAACTTCGGCAAGTCCTCGCCGCTGCTCCCTGCTGATGCGATCACGCAGCGCCTGAACGCGCGGCAGATCAACGCCATTCAAGAGATCGTGCCGGCGGATCAGCTGATTGCGCTCACCTCTTCCTCGTCGTGGGCAAGCCCGAAGCGTGGTGAAGTCTGGACGCCGCAGACAATCGGTTACGACCCGCAGTCGTTCGACGGGGCGGAGTTCCTGCGTGCGATCCAGACCGGAGACAGCATCCTGTTCGCCCAGCGTGGAGCGACGAAAGTCCGCGAGCTTCAATACGGCAACACCGGAGACAAGTACAGCGGCCCGGAGCTGACCGTCCTCGCCCGTCATATGTTCGAGGATGGCAACACCATTGTTGATTGGGACTACGCCAAGGAGCCGCACGGCATCCTGTGGATGGTTCGCAGTGATGGCGCGCTCATCGGCCTGACCTATCTGCGCGAGCAGGAAGTGGTTGCATGGCACCGCCACGACACGGAGGGGTTCTTCGAGCGCGTTTGCGTGATTCCGGAGGATGGGGTCGATACGCCTTATTTCGTGGTTCGCCGGAGCATCAACGGATCGACCGTTCGATACCTGGAGCGCATGGCGATCAGGGATCAGGCCAGCATTCTGGATTCGTTCTTTGTCGATAGCGGCCTGACCTACGACGGCCGCAACACGACCTCAACGACGGTCACGATCAGCGGGGCGAGCTACGACGGCGGGCAGGAAGTGACGCTCACCGCAAGTGCTGGGATCTTCACTGGCACGTCCGATATCGGCGACATGATCCAGTTCCCATACGAAGCGCAGTACGACGATGAAGACGAACTGCTCTACGAGGCCGGACAGGTCAGGGCGCTGATCACTGGCTACACCAGCTCGACCGTGGTCACGGCAGTATTGCAGTCGCCCGTTCCGGCGCACCTTCAGAACGCCGCAACCGCTACGTGGACGTTCGCGCACAACGTCATGAGCGGCCTTGAGCACCTAGAAGGCGAGGAAGTCGCAATCCTTGCTGACGGCTCACCAGAAGACGCGCAGCGGGTGGAAAACGGGCAGATCACGCTCGGCATTCCTGCTGGTGTCGTTCATATCGGCCTGCCCTATGTGAGCGATCTGGAAACCCTGAACGTCACGATATTCGGCGCGCAGGAGTCGATCCGCGACAACGCCAAAGTCATTCCGAAGGTTTCGGTGGTCGTGCAGAAGACGCTCGGTCTTCAGGCTGGGCCTGATGAAGACAATCTCCACGACCTCGGCGAGCAGCCAACGGATTTCGACTTCAATTCTCCGTGGCCGTTGCAGACCAAAGTGCAACGCGGCCACTTGGTGACTTCATGGAACGACAGTGGCCGCGTTCTGCTCCGTCAGCCGCATCCTCTTCCAGCAACCATTCTGGCCGTGCTTCCGCAGGTCGAGGTAGGCGGAAATGGTTGAGATCCGTCCGACAATGCCCGGTGACTGCTGGCTAGTCCTGACCGCCTTGCGCGACGCGGAAGTCGCGGAGCTTGCCGCGCTCGGCCATACGTCGGAAGAGTGCATCCGCTTCGGCTTGATGTTCGGCAACGCACAGACCGTGTTCATCAACGGCAAGCCTGCTGGAATCTTCGGCATCACCGAGTACCCGGACGGAAACGTCCCATGGGCGTGTTTCACGACAGCTATTGACGAGCATCCGATCACCTTCCTGCGCGCGTGCAAGCGCTGGCGCGAGTCGGTGTGCGGAACGCTGATCCAGCATGTGGACGCCCGCAATCAGGAGGCTGTGCGCTGGTTCAAGTGGTTGGGCTTTGAAGTGTCTGAACCTGAACCATTGGGCGTGAATGGCGAGCCGTTTCACCGCGTGGAGATTCACTGATGGGCTGGGTAAAACTCATCGGTGCGGGTATCGGCGCTTCCGAAAAGATCGCGCAGGGCAAGGAAGACGCCAAGACGGCTGCCGAGAATCAGCAGCTGGCGAACTTCCAGGCCGACGACGCATTGCTGCGCGGATCAGTCGAGGAGGCCCGCTACCGTCGCGAGATCGCCAAGATCGCCAGCGGTCAGAGGGCGGCGTTCGGTGCCCGCAACGTCGCTGCATCGGGAACCGCCTTGGATCTGCTCGGCGATACCGCCCAAGTCGGCGAAGAGGACGTGCAGACCATCCGCAACAACGCGGCGCGCGAGGCTTGGTCCTATCGCAACCAGGCGAACGAGGCGAACCGTTGGGGTGCGAATCAGAAGCGCAACGCCTACGGGTCGGCTGCCGGGACGTTGCTGACTAGCGGTGCCCAAGCCTACGGCCAGTGGCGGCAGGACTAACGTGCAAATCCCTACGTTGGACAACCAGATCAGCCTACAGCGTGCGCCCAACGTGCAGCGCCAGCCGTTGCAGAGCACTGTCGGGCAGGATGTCGGCGCCGGCCTGATGGCTGTCGGTGAAGTCGCGCAGCAAATCCAGAAGCAGGAACGCCAGAAAGTTGAGCGCGCCGAGTTCATGGACGCCGACCGGCAGACGGATGCGTTTTACAACGACCTGTTCGCCAAGGCGCAGTCCCTACAGCTGAAAGACGCCGTCGGAATTACCGACAAGTCGCTGGAGGAATTCGACAAGCGGTCTGCCGAGATCGGTAACGGCCTGCGGTCGGATCGCCAGAAGCTGGCCTACCGCGAGTCGATCAATCAGAAGCGCGCCCAGTTGGAACGGCAGATCGGAAGCCATGAGGGCAGCCAGGCGCAAGCGTGGCAGCAGAAGTCCAACTCGGACTACATGGATCAGCAGCACCTGAACGCCGTCACGCACTACGACGATCCGAAGGCTATCGATGCTTCACTGGCGAACCTCAAGTCTGCGGTAAACCTGATTCCGGGTATCGACGACGCACAGAAGTCCACAGAGTACGGGATTCGCAGCAGCTCTGCCTACACCGGAATCGTGCAACGCTACCTCGCGAACGACAACATCAAGGGCGCGGAAAGCTACTACAACTCCATCAAAGATCGCGTCAATGGCGACAAGGCGGCGTGGATAGAGAATGCGATCACCGATGCCAAGCGAATCGCTGCGGACCGCGCTCGTGTTACTGCTGATCACCGGGATGCGGTTGCCGAACGCGCGTTGAACGAGATCGACAAGCAGATCGCCTCCGGCGTTCCCGCGACGCCGTCCATGTGGGCCGGCTGGCAGGGCAAGATCCGTGGCACCTCGCTGGAAGGTGAATTCAAGCAGCGGTTGGATGACGAGCGCGAAGTTCAAGGCCTCCTGCGCAAGCCGATCGATCAGCAGATCAAGGCGGTGCAGGACAAGACTGCCGCGCTCGACAGTGGCGGTGGAACGGTTCGTGAAGCCGCGAACCTCCAGCGCCTGACCAATGCGGTGCAAAAGAACATCACAACCCTCCAGCAGAACCCTCTGCAATTCGCGGCGAACCGCACGCAGACAGATATTGCCCCGCTGAATCTCCAGACGCTGGGTGACGGGGATCGCGGCCTCTACACCGCGCAGTCCCTGCAAAGCCGAGTGGACACGATCCGGGGGATGCAGAAGCAGTACGGCGCCCAGGTTCAGATGAAGCCGCTGCTGCCGCAGGAAGTCGCTCAACTGTCCGGTGCAGTGAATTCCTCCAGTCCGCAACAGCTGACCGCTCTGTTTGGCGCCCTGCGGCAGGCGGCTGGAGACGATCTGGCCTACACGGCCATCATGCAGCAGATTGCCCCGGATTCTCCTGTGAAAGCGTTCGCGGGGCTTCTAGCTGCTCGCCCACGCACCACGGACAAGACTACGAGCGGCGACGTAGCGGCCACCGTGCTGGCAGGAGACGCGATTCTGTCGCCGTCCAAGACTGACCAGCAGCAGAACGGCAAGCCGAAGATTTCCCTGTACCTGCCCAACGAAGCCCAGCAGCTACTTCAGGATCGATTCGCGGCTGAAGTCGGGTCTGCCTTTGCCTACCGTCCGGACGCCGCTGACAAGGCGTTCCAGGCGGTCAAGGCGTACTACGTCGGCAAGGCCGACCAGCTGGGGCGTATTGCCAAAGACGGGTACGACGTGGACGGAAAGATCGTGAAGGAAGCCGTGCGCTCCGTGCTCGGCTCCGTGGTGGATGTGAACGGGCGCGGTGAAGTGCTTGCTCCGTGGGGCATGAGCGAGGAACAGTTCCAGACCGCCGCAAAGCAACAGTTCGACGCAATACGCGACACCATCCCGCACAAGGAAGGCCAGCCGCTCGCATTCAACAAGTTCGGCCTCGAATCAGCCGGTCCAAATAGCTATCGCGTGAAGGCCGGCAATGCCTACGTGACCGGCAAGAACGGCCAGCCGGTTGTGCTGACGGTGGGCCAATGAGCGACGTATTCGCACTTGACCCGGTTGGTAATCAGGAAGCCGCGCAGAGGGCTGCCGCGAATCCTGCCGATCTCATGAACCAGCCTCCGGGGTTCTTCACCGGATTTGGCGAGGGTGTCGGCAAGGGCATCATGCGCGGCGGTGCTCGCGCTGCGGACTTCCTGCAAACCGTGAGCGACACGATCTATGGCTCGCCCGAGGAACAGGACGCCGGATTGCCGGCTGATCGCCGCCGGTCGCCGGATGCGCGGAACGCGTACCGCGATGCGGCGGATTACTGGACGCCCAAGGCGGGAGAAGTTGGAACCGCTGGCCGCGTACTCGGCGGATTGGGTGAAATAGTCCTGCCGCTGATGGCGGGCGGCGGCAATCCTTCGCTGTTGCTCGGCACCACTGGAATCGAGACCGGCAAGGATCTGGTAGACGCCGGGGTATCCGCGCCAACGGCCGCTACAGTTGGAACCGCACAAGCTTTGGCAACCGGCCTAGGCTTCAAGATTCCGATTCTCGGTAGCGGGCTTTCGTCCCGCCTCGCTACTGGTGCAGTTGGAAACGTCGCCATCGGCGCCGCCGGTCGAAAGCTCAACCAACAGATCCTTGAGCGTACCGGTTTTGAAGATCAGGCCCGTCAGTTCGATACGACTGGCGAAAGCCTCGCGGTCGATGCGCTCAGTGGCCTGCTGTTCGGAGGCGCAACGCATCTCTCAGTCCGCGAGCCGGTCAATCCGAAGCTGCCGCAGAAGGCCGTGGATTCGATCCTCACGGCACGTAATGCGCAGAGCTTTCAGGACACGACTGCGCCGGGAGCCATCGACAGCCCAGAAGCATCGGTTGCCCATCAGGACGCGATCACCACCGCGCTTGAGCAACTGTCGCGCAACGAGCCGGTGAACGTCGGCGATGCGGTCGCGCAGCACGAAGGGACGGCGTTGACTCAGAACGGTCGCGTGCAGGAATCCGCGCAGGCTGCTGACCGCGTCGCGCGCGCAGTGCCGGAAGATCCTGTGACGGTGGAAGAGGGTGGGCTAATTGCAACGCCCGCGCAGCGGGTGACGCCAGAGAATGAACGATGGCTGCATGACGGCCTTCCGGTATGGGAGATGTCGCCAGAACAGTTGCATCAGACAGCGGATAGCATGAAATCCGCTGATGACGATCTACTGCTTGCTGCCTTTGGCAACGAGGCCGACGCGAAGCAGTTCGCCAAGTTGGCAGCCAGCAGTTCGGAGCGGGCCTACGATAAGGCCGAATCCATGAAGCAGGCTCTGTCACCGGAAGGGCGGGCCATCATCGATTCGTGGGAGACGGGAGGCGGTCTGTACGCGCTAACCCATGAGGAAGTCCGCGCGCTGGCGCGTGTCGCGGAAGAGGCGCGTTCTACCGCTACGCCGGAGGAATTGTCGCAGCACCTAAAGTACGCAGTCACGAAGCTCGGTGACGCGGCCGACCCGGCCGTGATGGATTCCGAACAGATGCGCGCGTATGTCGAAATGCGCGCCGGCTACCAGCACGCCATCGAACAGGGCTGGGATACGAAAGCAATAGGTGATGCGGCCGTAAGAGAGGCGGCTAGCAGATTCTCGGATGCTAACGACGCTGAATTCATGCTGAAAAGGTTCATTCGCGAAC